GGACTCGTCGGCCGCCGGCCGGTGGGAGACGCCGGAGGGTGGCGGGACGTTCTGTACTGGCGTCGGCGGGCCGCTGACTGGCCGCCCGTCGTCGATCATGATCATCGACGACCCGGTGAAGGACCGGGCGGACGCTGAGTCGCCGACGATGCGGGAGCGGGCGTGGGCGTGGTGGGAGTCGGTCGCGCTGACCCGGCTGGCGCCGGACGCGAAGGTCGTCCTGATCATGACCCGCTGGCAAGAGGACGATCTGGCCGGCCGGATCTTGTCGAGGCCGTCGCCGCTGAAGTGGCGGACGCTGAAGATCCCCGCGATCGCCGAGGCGGGCGACCCGCTCGGCCGGGAGCCCGGCGAGGAGCTGGTCTCGGTGCGGGGCCGGAAGCCGGGGCACTTCCTGAACCTGCGGGCGACGATGAGCCCTTACACGTTCTCCTCGATCTACCAGCAGGGCCCGAGCGCGCCGGAAGGGAACTTCTTCAGGAGGAGCGCGTTCCGGTACTGGCGGGAGCTGCCCGCCTGGTCGGACGGCAGGCGCCGCCTGGATCTGGAAGGCCGCGAGGTCACGCTCAACGACTGCTGGCGGTTCGGCACCGTCGACGTCGCCGCGAGCACGAAGACGTCAGCGGACTTCACGGTGACCTCGATGTGGGCGGTCGCGCCGGAGGGCGACCTGATCCTCCTCGACCGGGCGCGGAAGCAGGTCGAGCAGCACGATCACTTCGCTCTGGCGCAGCCGTTGTTCGAGCGGTGGGGCGAATGCACGCTGTTCGTCGAGAAGCAATGGATCGCATCGACGCTGGTCCAGGACGCGCAGGCCGCCGGTATCCCGATCGCCGACCTGATCGCGGACACGGACAAGGTGACCAGGGCCGTGCCCGCGGCCGGCCGGGTCCACGCCGGGCGGGTGTGGTTCCCGGCCGAGACGTCCGGGTGTGAGTGCGGGTACTGCGAGCCGGACGGCGTGTGGCTCGACGAGTGGTGCGACGAGCTGGCGAGCTTCCCGTCGGGCGGGAAGCATGACGACCAGGTGGACACGCTCTCCTATGCGGCGAAGATCGTCACGGGGGAGTGGACGCCACCCAAGACCGAGCCGCGCCGTGGCCTGGGCCCGCGCGAGCGCGCGGTCTCGCTCGCGGCCAGCTCGGCTATCGGCCGGCGGGACTTCGACCCGATGCAGGTCCCGTACTAGCGCTTTATCGGCATAGAAGTCGATTGGATTGTCACTGCCCCTCGTTAACGTATGCTGCGTGGCGGAGGATCTCATTTCAGCAGCCGTCGGGCAACGATGCCCGGTCCCGGGATTCAATGACATGGCTAGCACGCGGCCCGATCTGGCGGCAGAGCTGGTCGGCACCGACCCCACCACCGTGTTCGCTCAGACGAACCGGGTCCTCCTATGGCGGTGCCCTAACCACGAGGAGCCCTACCCCGCAACAGGCGCGAACAGGGCCAACGGATATGGGTGCGGCTACTGCCACGGCCGTCGTGTCTTGCCCGGCTTCAATGACATGGCCACTACCCGGCCCGATCTGGCAGCAGAGCTGGTCGGCACCGACCCCACCACCGTCATCGCGGGCACAACCCAGGTCCTCCTATGGCGGTGCCCGAACCACCACGAGCCGTACCCCGCAAAAGGGGTGAAAAGGGCCAGCGGAAATGGGTGCGGCTACTGCCGGGGCCTTCGAGTCCTGCCCGGCTTCAATGACATGGCCACTACCCGGCCCGATCTAGCAGCAGAGCTGGTCGGCACCGACCCCACCACCGTGACCGCTCAGACGAACAAGATCCTTCTGTGGCGTTGCCCGAACCACGCCGAGCCCTATCCCGCAATAGGCGCGAACAGGGCCAAAGGATCAGGGTGCGGCTACTGCCACGGCCTTCGAGTTCTGCCCGGATTCAACGACATGGCCACAACTCACCCAGATTTGGCAAGGGAACTGGTGGGCACTGATCCCATCACGGTCATTGCAGGTACCTCAAAGGTACTGATGTGGAGGTGCCCCCACCACGACCAGCCATATCCCTCCAGCGGGAACAACAGGGTAAGTGGCCACGGGTGCGGCTATTGCCACGGTCAGCGAGTCCTGCCGGGCTTCAATGACATGGCGACCACCCGGGCCGACCTGGCGCGAGAGGTCGTTGGCATAGACCCGGCGACCATGATCGCCGGTACCGAACAGGAGCTGACGTGGCGGTGTGCTAATCACAAAGAGACGTACCAGGCGACGGGAAGCTCACGCGTGGATGGTTCCGGCTGTCCGTATTGCGCGAACGTGCGGGTACTCAAAGGGTTCAACGATATGGCCACCACGCGCCCGGACATGGCGGCCTGCCTGGTAGCCACAGACCCAACAACCGTAATCGCGGGCACGCCGAAAGTCTTGCTGTGGAGGTGTCCTAACCACGACGAGCCTTACCCCGCACAGGGAGCGAACCGGGCAAACGGGCAAGGTTGCGGCTATTGCCACGGACTACGAGTCCTGCCGGGGTTCAACGATATGGCAACCACCCGGCCCGACCTGGCGGCGGAACTGGTGGGCACCGACCCCACTACCGTCATCGCAGGCACGCACACGACCTTGTTGTGGCGATGCCCTAATCACGACGAGCCATACCCGCTGCCAGGCGCTCTCCGAGCAAAAGGCATCGGGTGTAGCTACTGCGCCAACATGCGGGTATTGCCCGGATTCAATGACATGGCCACAACTCATCCCGATTTGGCAAGGGACCTCGTTGGTACCGATCCCACTATGGTCTTCGCTGGGACAGAGGAGATATTGCTCTGGCGGTGCCCGAATCACCCCGAGCCATACCCGGCAAGAGGATTTAACCGCCTGAAGGACCGAGGCTGTGGCTACTGCTCAAATAGACGCCTACTTCCGGGATTCAACGACATGGCCGCCACGCATCCTGACCTCGCTGTGGAAGTTGTGGATTGCCATCCTTCTACCGTCATAGCAACCTCCGCACGCAAGCATCTGTGGCGCTGCCGGGTATGCGGTCACCAGTGGTCGGCAATCGCCGCATCCAGGGCCGGAGGCACTGGATGCCCTAAGTGCTCTATTTCCGGATTCGATCCAACAAAGCCTGCATGGATATACCTCATGCAGCGACACGGGGAGCAGCAGATCGGCATCACAGGAAACCTCAAGATACGTACCAGCCACCACGCTGCCTCGGGATGGGTACTTGTTGAGACGGCAGGCCCAATGCTGGGCAGTCAAGCATATGAAAAGGAGTTTCTTATCAAGCATTGGCTGCGCCGGGCAGTTGGAACGCTAGCAGGGACGACTGAGAATTGGTCGACCGCGAGCCTTGAAGTACATTCCCTGGTTGAGTTGTTCGGTCTCGCCGGCATAGACGGATAACCGCAACGTCGCCCTCGGTCCGCTTCGCGTCTCGCACCGCAGAGTTGGATGAGGAGGGTTCGGCGCGCCCACCCCGGGCTGCCACGACAGGCGGAACCCTGACCGTGGCAGCGGACAACCGGGAGGCGCCGTCGTGGTCAGCCAGTTGGCGAAGAGTGCGCCGACGAAGGACATCGGCGTGCCCGACTTCGCGTGGGGCCAGTGGGGGCAGGGCCTTCTGTCCGACTGGTGGGAGTCGTCGCCGGAGCTGATCTGGCCGCAGTCCGTCGTCACCTACGGCAGGATGCGCCACGACCCGCAGATCAAGGGCGTCCTGTCGTCGTTCCTGTACCCGCTGCTCAGGGCCAACTGGGCTGTCGAGCCGGAAGGCTGCCGTGACGAGGTAGTCCAGCACTGCGCGGACGACCTCGGCTTGCCGATCCTCGGCGAGGACCCGAAGCCGACCGGCGCGCGGCGGCGCGGGGTGATCTGGAAGCGGCACCTGAAGCAGCTCCTCACGTACCAGGTGTACGGCTACTCCGTGTTCGAGCGCCGCTATCGGTTCGACCACAAGCAGTCTGACCTGCTGCGGCTCGACGCGCTCGGCCAACGGATGCCGTGGACGCTCGCGACGATCAACATGAACCGCGACGCCACGATCAAGTCGGTCACCCAGTACACCCAGAACACGCCGATTCCCGCCAACCGCCTCGTCTGGTACGTCGCGGACCAGGAGGGGGCCAACTGGGCTGGGATCAGCCCGTTGCGGGCCTGCTACGGCGCCTGGCTGCTGAAGCACGAGACCTGGAGGGTCCACGCGACCAGCATTCGCCGGTTCGGCATGGGCGTTCCCACGGTAAAGGCGCCGCCCGGTGCGACGGTCAACCAGGTGACGCAGGCGCAGCAGCTCGCCTCGTCGATGCGGGCCGGTGAGACCGCGGGTGTCGGCCTGCCGAACGGGTTCCAGTTCGAGCTCGCCGGGATGACCGGCTCCGTGCCGGACGCGCTCGCGTTCATCCAGTACCTCGACGGCGCGATAGCCAAGCAGGCGCTCTGCGGGCTGATGGAGTTGGGCAACACTCAGCACGGCAGCAGGGCACTCGGTGAGACGTTCCTTGACCTGTTCATGCTGTGCCTGAAGTCGCTGGCTGACGAGGTTTCGCTGATCGCGACGTCCGGCTGGCCGGAGATGCCGGGCATCGTGACGGACCTGGTGGACATGAACTGGGGGCCGGACGAGCCCGCCCCGCAGATCGTCTGCACCGACCTGGGCGCGGACTACGAGGTCACCGAGGACGCGATCAACCGGCTGGTGCAGTTCGGCGCGATCGACCCGGACCCGAACCTGGAGGCGTGGCTGCGGAAGCGGTGGGGCCTGCCGGAGCGCAAGGAAGCGCCGCCGGAGATCCCGCAGCCGTCCCCGCCGGTCGCGCCGAAGCCGACCTCGGCGAACGAGAACAACCCCGCCCCGACCCCGGCCGAAGGCGAGCCCGCTACTCCCGCGCCCGCCAAGCCCGCGAAGGCGGCGGGCCCGCCGAAGCTCCTGCGCCGTGCTCTCACACCCGTGGAAGCCGCCGCAGGGTTCGACCCCCTGACGGTCCACCAGGAATGGCAGGACGCCCGTGCCGCCTTGGTGGCCGCGTACAAGGGGCAGATCCTCGGCCCGCTCCGCGACGCTCTCGTCGACCAGGTGGCCGCCGATGTTCATGCAGGCCGTCTGGACCGCCTAGCCGGCCTGACTGCGGACATGGGCGCGGCAACCGACCTGGTTTCCGCCGCGATGCGTAGCATGGCGCAGACCGCTGCTGAGCGGATGCGGGCCGAGGCAGCTCACCAGGGCGTCACGATCCCCGCCGACGCCATTCATATCGACGAGGCCAAGCTCGACCAGCTCGCCACCGCACGCTGCTCGCTGGTCGGCGCGTACCTGACGCAGCAGGCCGCCACGAAGGCGCTCCAGATCGCCGCAGCCGCGCCGCCGAAGCCGAAGACCGACGTCAGCGACATGCCCGAGATGCCCGCCGACGTGGTGGCCGCGATGCAGGCGTTCCTCGACTCGCTGTCTGACACGTCGCTCGACGACCAGTTCGGCGCCGCTCTCACCGCGGCTCAGAACGAGGGCCGCATGTCCGTCCTCGAAGCCGCCCCCGAATCCGCCGGGACGGCCGAGTACACGGCCAGCGAGATCGAGGACGGCAACACCTGCGAGCCGTGCCGGGGCATCGACGGGACCGTGTTCGCCACGCTGACCGAGGCTGAAGGCGCGTACCCGTCCGGCGGCTACATCGACTGCCTGTCCATGCTCCGCTGCCGGGGCACCGTCATAGCGCGCTGGGGAGGGTTCTAGATGGCCGACGAGGTTGAGCCCACGGGGATGCCGCAGCTCGTCACCAGGCCAAACGTCGACATCGTGGCGGCCGGGACATGGAACCTGTCCACTGGCGAGGCGACGTTCACCGCTGAGGATCTGGCCGCCGCGATCGAGGCGCAGGGCTGCCCCGCGATCGGCACGCCGATCCTGAAGCTCGGGCACGTCGACCCCCGGTTCGACGGCGAGCCCGCCGTTGGCTACCTGGCGAACATGGCGCTGGCGGCGAACGGGCAGAAGATCGTCGCTGACCTGGCCGGGATGCCCGCCTGGCTCGACGCGGTACTGGCCAGCGCGTACCCGAACCGGAGCATCGAGGGGTACCAGAACTTCACGTGCTCGGTCGGCCACGTCCACCCGTTCGTCATCACGGGCCTGGCCCTGCTCGGGGTCACGCCGCCCGCTGTGGGCGTGCTCTCCAGCCTGAAGGACGTCGCCGCGCTGTACGGCGTCGCGGCGGCCGAGCCGACGTACGGCCAGGGGACGCCCTGCCGCCTCGAGTATTCCCCACTGAACGAGTCGACTTTGCGAGGAGCGGACATGCCGCAGCCTGTCCTGGCCGCAGGCGCCATCGTCGAAGACGTGCGCCGCGCCTACTACGAGAACGCCAGCACGCCCGCAACATACTGGATCACCGCCATGCAGCTCGACCCGCCGCAGCTCATCGTCTCCGACGACGCCACCGGCAACCTGTACCGCGTCCCCGTCGACCTGTCCGCCGATGGGCCGTCATTCGGCGAGCCGGTACAGGTTCAGGTTGAGTACAGCGACGTCGCCCAGAAGCAGGCCGCATCCCGGTTCGCGGCGAACTGGCGTTCCGCAGACGAGTCCCGGGCTGGCCTGGTCGCGGCTGCCACCAGCCAGCCGAACATGATCCCGACGACCGCCCCGGAGGCGACAGAGGAGGATGCCGTGCAGATCACGGTCACAGACGAGGCCCTGGCTGCGCTGCGCAAGCAGCTCGGCAAGGCTGAGGACGCGGAGCTGACCGGCGACGAGATCCTGGCCGCGCTCCAGCAGCGGCAGCAGGCAGCCGACGAGGCCACCACGCGGGCCGACGAGCAGGCCGAGCAGGTCGCCGCTGCGGCGCAGGCGGATGCGGGCGTGGTCCGTGTCGACGCCGCCCAGTGGGCAGCCGTCCAGGCGTCAGCGCAGGCCGGTGAGGAAGCCCGCGCCGAGCAGCGCCGCCAGCACCGCGACACGGTGATCAGCGCCGCGATCGACCAGGGCAAGTTCCCGCCGTCCCGCCGGGAGCACTTCGAGACGCTGTGGGCCGCCGACCCGGAGGGCACCGAGCAGATGATCGGCGTGCTCGCCGCTGGCGTCGTCCCGCTGCGGGACATCGGCCAGGCGGGCGGCGAGCCCGGCGAAGACGCGGACGGCATCGAGCCGTGGGCTCTCGCGCTTCCTGCAAAGTCCGACGATGATCCGGCGCAGGCTCCGCGACTACAGGGACCTGCGGTTCATCTCAGACCAGGTGCTCACCGGCCGGCTGAAGTCGTCCGGCGGCGCGGTGGTCTTCGAGCAGTCCGAGCCGTTCCTGACTGCCCGCGCGGTCGAGGCGGTCGCGCCCGGCCAGCCGTACCCCAAGAGCGACATCCCGACCGGCACCGCGCGCCTCGCGGCGGTCTCCAAGTGGGGCCAGGGCACCGACCTGACCGACGAGGAGATCGACCGGAACGTCTACGGCGGCCAGATCGTCGACCGGAAGCTCAAGAAGGTCGTCAACTCGGTGATCGCCCAGGTCGACGCGGTGACGATGAGCGCCATCGCGTCGCAGGTCACCCAGACGCAGGCCGCCGGGGGAGCGTGGGGCACTGGCACGCCGGCCATCCTGTGGGACGTGCTGAAGGCCAAGACGAAGATCACCGACCTGAAGCTCGGGTACAACCCCGACACGCTGCTCATGACCGACGACCTGTGGGCCATCTTCATGAGCGACGACAAGGTGACCAACGCCCTGCGCCGCGAGACGACCGACAACCCGGTCTACACCGGCAGTATCGAGCGTTTCGCGGGCCTGGTGATCCTCCACTCGCCGCAGGCCCCGGCCAACCCGATGGTGCTGGACTCGGTTCAGCTTGGCGGCATGGCCGACGAGGCGTCCAGCGGGCCCGGCTACGCGGTCTCGGACCTGGCCGTCCAGGTCAAGTCGATCCGCAAGGACGACGCCGACAAGTGGACGCTCCAGGGCCGCCGCCTCACCGTCCCCGTGATCCAGGAGCCCGGCTCGGCGTGCTCCATCACCGGCACCTGATAGGAGGCTGACCGATGCAGCAGCGGACGCTACTCCGCAGCACCGGGTGACTGGCGCGATGATCTACCTGCGGCTGGAGACGCCGGAAGGCCCGCAGCTCAGGGCGTTCTACCAGGACGCTCTCGTCCCGGCGGAGTGTCGCAGGAGCAGATCGACCACCATCTGTCGGTGGGGCTGATCGAGCCGATCGACGCGCCTGCCAGGGGCCGCAAGACCGCAGGAGGGTAACGGATGTCGGGGTCGCCAGTGTGGGCGCCTACGCTCGCCGACGTGGCCCGGCACATCCCGACCCGCACGAGGGACCGGGCCGCGCCCGGCTCGGACGCGCTGCTCGGCACGTTCACCGAGGGGACCAGCCCGACGGCTGAGCAGGCTCAGGGGTTCATCGACGACGCCGTACGCTGGGTCACCTCGGAGTGCGGCGACCTGCCCACGGGCCTGCCGCCCACGGACGAGCTGATGGTCGCGGCCAGGACCGCGGCCGAGTGGCGCGCGGCGGCGGACATCGAGCTGGCCTACCCGCTGAACCGTGACCCGGACGTCCAGCTCTACCGGACGCTCGACCAGCGGGCGAAGGACGCCCTGTCGACCGTCCGCTCCGCGATGCAAGGCGAGGGCGTCGGCCAGGTCGACCTCGTACCGTACTGGCACTTCCCGCCGCACCTGCCGCCCGGCATGACCCGCGTCCGGTTCATCGACGGTGAGGGCTGGACATGGCGTGAGAACTGGTGGGGAATTGGACCGTTCTGAGCCAAAGACGACTACGGGCGCGCAGGAAGTACGATCCGGCGAGCCGCGTGCAGTACTTGCACACGGCAGGTATCGAGGCTGAATTCGCCTCTCCCCGGCCCCGATCGCCTCGCGTCAGTCCGAGCAGTTACCGAAATCGAACGCGAAGTACTTGCCGCTCGGGCTGATGTGCTCGACGAAGTTCACCATTCCGAAGACCCCACCGGCCGCCGTGCGGATGACGAACTTGTCGGTGCTGGTGAAAACGATCGCCACGTCGGCGTCGGGGTCGGTGGTGCTCCCGCCGAACCAGTTGGCGCCGCTGATCGAGTAGATATTGCCCGCGGTGTCCTGCAACCTGCCCTGAGTCACCGTTCCGGTACCCGTGACGTGGAAGATGCCCCGGGCGTCGGTGCTCTGGTGATACACGAGACTCGCCGTCCCGCCGGTCCCGGTGAGGACCGTCGTCCCGCAGGTCACGGTCAGACCGGCGTCGGCAAGGGGCACGGACATACGCACCGTCGTGCCCGCGTTCGACGCGAGAGCGGGAGCGGCGGCAAGGAACACTCCGCCGATCGCCGCTGCGACGACCAAGGCCGCCTTCTTCAACATTGGATGACCTCCTTTTCGTGCGCATCGTGGCGTCCGGTGAAAGGCGCGTCAGAACGTGAGGGTGCCTGAACCGGAGACCGCGTCGCGCTCATGCTTGGGCGGCAGGTCGAGGTTGCAGCTGCCGTCCGGGTTGCGCTGTGCCATGCCGGTGCCATCGACCTGGCCGGTGCCGGTGCCGCTCGCCTCGGCGAAGATGCCGGTGCCGCCGGCGAACTGCGTCGTCTGGGTGATGGTCACGGCAAAGCGGCACGAGTTCGGGTTGAAGCTGACGATCTGGAAGTCCTGCACGAAGCTGAGCAGGTGCAGGGTGCCCTGCCGGAAGACCAGGTCGTCGCGGTTCATGTTGTCCGGGTCGCCGGGCTGCGGTGGCAGCTCGATGATCTTGCCGGAGCCGTTGAAGACGCCGCGGGCCCGGATGTTGGTGGCGAGCACGACGCGCTCGCCGGACACGCCGGTAGCGATGAGGAACCCGGTGAAGCTCTCCGGTCCGGACGTCTGCGCGGACGCGGCTGACGTGGGCCCGGCGACGGCGAGGCCGATTACGGCGAGCAGGACGGCTAGGGTGGCAAGAAAATGTCGTTTTACGATCATTATTCCCCCCAGGGTGCAGGCAGGCGCGTACGTGCCGACCGGCAGAAGCGGGCCTCTATGAAAAGACTCGGGGCCGAATCTTCCGCCCGCAGGCTGGTTTTTTAACACAGGCTGAGCGTTTGCACAAGACCGCCTGTGAATCTCCTGTGCGAGAAGAAGATAAGAGGGCCAGCGCAGGTGCGTCTCCATATGATCTCCACTCCATCTACACGCCACCTGCACATGGTCTGCATCTGGCCGCTAAGCGCGTGAGGCGGCCAGTGGCTCGCCTGTCGGACGGCGAGGAGGGGTTCGGCCCGTTCGACGACTTCGGCATGGGGAACGCGGGTTGCACATGGATCAAGTACAAGCGCGGGGCGGTGTGGGTGACGCTCTGACCTGACCGACGTAGAGGGCCCCGCCCGGCTGTGAGCCCGTAGCTCTGGCCGTGCGGGGCCTCTGCGCGTCGGTAACGCTACCGGCGGTCGCGCCTGGCTACCGCTGTGAGCACCAGGACCAGGGCGACGAGGAGAGGCGCCTGGTCGTGCGTACCGCCCTGTCCGGCGAGCTGCACCTGAAGGAGGATGGCGGTCAGGATTGAAGCTATCCGTGCTGGACTCAACCTTGTAGCCCGGCGCGGCGGCTCCTCATTGTCGTTGACCACCGGGGGGAGATGCCAGTTGGATGACATGGTGTCCTCTCGTTGTAGGGGATCGAATGCGGGGTCGTGGTCCCAGCGGTCGGGCAGACCGGACGGCGATCCCTCTCTTATGCGCGTCAAGGCGCATCAAGCGCACATACGCCTGAGTGCACGGATGCGGTAAACAGCATTCACTTCCTGCACACCCGCCTCATCGGTGGACGTGCGGTACGTATCGACGCAGGTCAGAGGGCTGCTCCTCCCGCCGGCCTTGGGTGGACCATCGCCCATTGATAATGTGGACAGTTTTTGACAATTTTGGACGAGCTGAAATCTGGCGTGCGGGCCGGGCGTGCCGCCCGGGGGGCTTACACCAGTCCGTGAGGTCGCTGGCGAGCCTGTTCGGCCCGTCTGCGGCCTTCCTCGACCCACTGGGGGATCAGGTCCGGGTCGGCCCCGGCGGCACGGCAGAAGGCGGCGGCGTTCCGGGCCCGGGGTTCGTCTGGTGTGCCCTCCTTGGTGCCGAGGTGGATGCCCGCGACCTCGGCGAGCAGGTCGGCGCGGCCGTCCGCGATCTCGCGCAGCTCGGCCACCGCGGCGGCTGTCGTCTCCTCGTCGGGATCGTCCCACCGGGCGTAGCGCTGCGCCGTGCCGGTCAGCTCCGCGACGATCATCCGATCGTTCACCTGTTCTAGTCTGCCCTGCCTGCCGGGCCAGGTCGATGCTGCCACCCTGCCGCACATGGACGCGACACGAGTTCGGACCGCGGGTGTCCGGACACAGTTCTCGAGCCGTGTGTCTCGGCTCGGCGCTCGTCAGCCTCGCTAGAGCTCGCCCCTCGTTTCCTCGGACGGCTGAGCCGGTAGCACCACCCCCGCCGGCGGTTTGCCGGCCCAGCTAAACATCGGCGGATGTGACCAGCGCAGAGCACGGGCGAAGTCGACCGCGGCGCCGGAGAACACGGCGTCGCCGAAGCTGACCGCTCCGCCGGAGAACCCGGCGCCGTCGAAGCCGACCGCGCCGCCGGTGAACTCGGCGAAGTCGAAGTCGACCTTGCTGCCGGAGAACCCAGCGCCGCCGAAGCTGATCGTGCCGCCGGAGAACCCGGCCTCGACGAAGCTGACCGTGCCGCCGGAGAACCCGGCGCGGACGAAGTCGACCTTGCCGCCGGAGAACCCGGCGCCGCCGAAGTCGACCGTGCCGCCGGAGAGCTCGGCATCGCCAAAGCTGACCGTGCCGCCGGAGAGATCGGCGCCGCGGAAGCTGACCGTGCCGCCGGTGAACACGGCGCCGCGGAAGCTGACCGTGCTGCCGGTGAACACGGCGCCGCGGAAGCTGACCGTGCTGCCGGTGAACACGGCGCCGCGGAAGCTGACCGTGCTGCCGGTGAACACGGCGGTGCCGAAGCCGACCTTGCCGCCGAAGAACACGGCGCCGCGGAAGCTGACCGGGCCGTCGTGGAACACGGCGTGGAAGAAGCTGACCGTGCCGCCGGAGAACACGGCGTGGACGAAGACGACCACGCCGCCGAAGAACCCGGCGCGGACGAAGCCGA